ACACTGTTTCAGCCATGCTGCCAAGTCTGATGAAGGTCTTCTTCAGCAGCGAGAATGTCGTTGAGTATGTACCGCGTGGACCGGAGGATGTTGCCAGCACTCAGCAGGCGACCGACTACGCAAACTATATTTTTAGCAACGACAACAACGGTTTCATGACCACCTATGCGTTGTTCAAAGATTCGCTGGTGCGTAAGTGCGGCATCGCCAAATATTGGTGGGATGAAACCGAAGAAGTCAAAATCGATGACTATTCCGGCCTCGATGACCAGACCGTGCAGGTGTTGCTGCAAGAGGGCGCAGAGGTCAAGATTGTGGTCAGTTATCCAGACCCATCTATGCCCATGGACATGATGCAGCCACAGGTTGATCCAGCCACCGGACTGCCAATGCCTATGCAGCAACCCATGTTGCATGACGTACAGATCAAGCGCACCATCAAAGATGGCCGTATCCGCATCATGGCCGTGCCACCCGAAGAGCTGGTGCTTGATCGCAGAGCGCGGTCATTTGAGGATGCAGGCATCATTGGCCACCGCCAGATGGCCACCGTGGACGATTTGCTCGGCATGGGCTATGAGTTGGATGAGATTGAGGAGAACATCTCCAGCACCGACCTAGACAGCAATGACGAGTATTTGGCGCGGCAGCCGTTGAGCACCACCATGGGTTCGGGCGACAGTTTGAATCCTGGCCAACGCCGTGTCTTGTACGTTGAGTCCTATATCCGCGTGGACTTTGACGGTGACGGCATCGCCGAGTTGCGTAAGGTCTGCTGCATGGGGTCTGGCTACACCGTGGTGCGTAATCTACCGGCCAGCTACATTCCTTTCGTTGACTTTCCTTGCGATCCAGAGCCACACACCTCACCACTTGAGGCCATGTCGATATTCGATCTGACGCATGACATTCAAGAAATCAAATCCGAAATATTGCGAAACACCTTGGATTCGCTGGCGCAGTCTATCCATCCGCGCACGGCGGTGGTTGAGGGTCAGGTCAATATTGATGACGTACTGAACAACGAAACCGGCGCAATTATTCGGATGCGTGCGCCAGGCATGGTGCAGCCGTTCAGCACTCCATTCGTTGGTCAGGCCGCATTCCCTATGCTGGACTACATGGATCAGATGCGCGAAGACCGCACCGGAATGAGCAAGGCCGCGATGGGATTAGACCCTGATGCGTTGCAGTCAACCACCAAGGCGGCGGTGTCAGCCACTGTCAGCGCCAGCCAGAGCCGCTTGGAGTTGCAGGCACGACTCTTGGCCGAGGGCATGAAGAAGCTATTCAAGGGCATTCTGTATCTGATGACAACGCATCAGGACAAGCCTCGCATGGTACGTCTACGCAATGAGTGGGTGCAGATTGATCCTCGCGTGTGGAATGCCAACATGGATGTGACCATCAATATCGGACTCGGTAATGGTGACACCAACGAGCGCATACAGGGTTTGACCATGATCGCCGGTAAGCAAGAGCAGATCATGCAGCAGTTTGGTTTGTCTAATCCTGTCGTGACACCGGCCATGTACATCCGCAGTCTTCAGAAGATCATTGAGTTGTCTGGATTCAAGGACGCATCTAGCTACATACAGACCCTGCCGCCTGACTATCAGATGCCACAGGCCGATGCACCGAAACCGACACCAGAGGAAGTGCTGGCGCAGGTGCAGGCTCAGTCGATTCAAGCTGACATCCAGAAGAAGGCTGCCGAGTTGGAATTGAAGCGTGAGCAGATGATCCGTGATGACGATTATCGAAGAGATCAAATGGCGCAAGACTTAATGCTCAAGAAGTATGAACTTGAGTTAAAGTACCAGACACAAATTAGCACTGCTGAGATTCAAGCGCAGCAGTCTATGGATCGGGAGGCCATGGCGCAAGAGTCTGCAATCATCCAACAGGCTGTGCAGACAGCGGCGAATGTGCCTCCACCCATCAACCTTAATGGAATGGCGCAATGAACGAAGAACAGGTAAGAAAAGGCCGCAGGTCTGAGCAGTTTATGCAGGACGAGGTATTTGCGGCGGCCTTGGAGAAGATGCGTGGCGATTTGCTGTGGGAGTTTGAGAGCAGCAAACCGGAAGAGTCGAGCAAGCGTGAAATCTGTTGGGCGCAGTTGCGTGCCATAGAGAGTTTCAAGAATGAACTCACCAAAATGATCGACAACGGCAAGGTGGCACAGCGTGCCATTGAGCGAGCGCAAAAAAATCTTGTTTAATTAAGGAAATAGACCAATGCAAACAGTAGCACCAACGCCAGCGGCGAGTGTTGTACAAGGTCCGATGAATATGGCTGAAGCAGCCAATGCACTTGCTGGGATGCTCCCCGATGAGGGACAAGAGGAGAACAGCGAGACGCAGTTGCCCGAAGAGGGCGCGGCGGTAGATGAGGAGTTGCTAACCGATGCAGACGCGGATGGTGATGAAACTGATACCGAACAATCTGAAGAAGATGAGAATTCTGAGGAGGAAGAACAGCCACAAGTCTTCACCGTCAAGGTTGACGGTAAAGAAGTCGAGGTGTCGCTGGAGGAACTCCAAAAGGGATATTCAAGGACTCAGGATTACACGCGCAAAACGCAGCAAATTGCCGAGGTGCGAAAGCAAGCCGAAGCAGAGTTGCAGTCAGTGCGTGCCGAGCGCGAGCAGTACGCTCAATTATTAGGTGCTCTAGAGGCGCAGGTTCAGCAGGCAGCGCAGCCGAACATTAATTGGGATCAACTCAGAAATGAAGACCCAATTGAGTATGTGACGCAGCGCGAGTTGATGCGTGAAAACCAAGAGAGAAACGCGGCCATCCAATCGGAAAAGCAGCGACTCTTTGAGTTATCCAATCAAGAGCAGATGCAATATCGCAATCAGATGTTGCAGCAGGAGCAAGAGTCTTTGGTGGCGGCAATCCCTGAGTGGAAAGACGCTAAAAAAGCTGCGGCCGAAAAAGCCATGCTTGTTCAATTCGGCCAGAAGGCTGGATTCTCACCTGATGAACTGAAGAATGTTGTGGATCACAGGGCGGTTGTGATGCTGCGAAAAGCGGCACTGTATGACCAGATGATGTCCAAGCGTGGACAGATCAAGCCGGTGACGAACAATGGCCCGAAACCTGCCAAGCCTGGTGCAGCAGGAAGAGTCTCAAATAATACTGAAGCATTGCGAGCACAACAACGTCTTGCGAGAACTGGCCGTGTCGATGACGCGGCTGATGCAATCTTCAAACTCTTGAAATAAGGAATTAATCATGACTATCGTAGCAAACACGTTCACCACATACTCTGCAAAAGGTATCCGTGAAGACTTGAGCAATGTGATCACCAACATTGCTCCCGAAGAAACACCGTACCAATCCAACATTGGTCGCGAAACCATCAGCAATACTTTGTTTGAGTGGCAGACCGACACATTGGCAGACGCAGCCGCCAATGCTCAGTTGGAAGGTGATGACGTTGGCACATTCGATTCAGTTGTCGCAACTGTTCGTTTGACCAACTACGCTCAGATCGCACGCAAAACTATCGTCTTGTCGAACACTGAAGAAGTGGTTAACAAGGCTGGCCGCCGTTCTGAGTTGGCTTATCAGATCGCCAAGCGCGGTTCTGAGTTGAAGCGTGACCAAGAATTCATCTTTTTGAATGGCGGTATTGCTGTTGCTGGTAACACCACAACTGCTCGCGTGACTGCCTCTTTGGGCGCGTTTGTCAAGACCAACACCGACAAGCAAACCAACGGCGCTGACCCAAGCTACACCACATTGCCAAACAATGCGCGTAGTGACGGTAACGTGCGTACCTTTACTGAAACCATTCTCAAGAATGTGATTCAGAAAGTATGGTCTGCTGGCGGTACACCAAAAATCCTGATGGTTGGTCCTGTCAACAAGCAGCGCGTGTCTGGTTTCTCTGGCATTGCATCTTCACGTTTCAACATCAACGGCGGCGAAAAGCCTGCCGTGTTGATCGGTGCAGTTGACATCTACGTCAGCGACTTTGGCAACGTGGCCGTTATCGCAAACCGCTTCCAGCGCGAGCGTGATGGTTGGATCATCGATCCTGAGTACGCAAAGATGACTGTGCTGCGTCCTTACCAGCAATTAGAGTTGGCGAAAACTGGTGACGCTGAGAAGCGTATGTTGTTGATTGAATTTGGACATAAGGTCTTGGCTGAAAATGCTCACGGCCTGTGCGCTGACTTGTCAACTTCTTAATCAACTGAGAGGAATGAGGGGAGGAGAAATCCTCCCCTTACTTATATGGAAAAACGATTTTTTGATGCAAGCCCTGAGAAGGGGATCACACGCACTTGGCACTACAACGAGGACACTGATGAGGCAACGATTCAGACAACTCAGGATTTGACTGCTGTCATTGAGGCCAACAAGCGCGACTTTGCTGCCATCGACAACAAAGCAAATTGGAAAGGTGAATGGCATCATGTTGCCAGCATTCCTGAATCAATTTACTTTCAGTTGAAGGCCGAGGGCAAGATTGATGATCCGGTTTACATGAAGAAATGGTTAAACGATTTTGATAACAGGTTCTTTAGAGTGAGGCCAGGTCAGGTATGAAATACATCGCAGTCTGCACGCCAGCGCGTGACATGGTTCATACGCAATACACATATTGCTTAGTCAACATGGTGGCGCACCACACGCTCAACACCACTGACGCTGTCAGCCTCAAGATACTGCAAGGCACACTAATTCAAAATCAGCGTGCTGACTTGTGTCTGGATGCAATGCGTGAGGGTTGCAGCCACATACTGTTTATCGACTCCGACATGACATTCCCGCAGGACATGATCCAGCGGTTGATGGCGCATGATGTGGACATAGTGGCTACCAACTGCGCCAGACGCAGGATGCCAACAGGACCAACCGCGCAGAACTATGACGAGAATGGTAAGCGCCAACAGGTTTACACCATGCCTGAGTCCACCGGCTTAGAGGAGGTTGGCTCTGTTGGCACTGGCGTGATGCTAATCAAGCGCGAAGTGTTTGAGAACATGACTGAGCCGTGGTTTGATATGCCGTGGCAGACCGGCACTCGCGGCTACATGGGAGAGGATGTGTTCTTCTGCAAGAAGGCGCAGGAACTTGGTTTCAAGGTGTATATTGACCATGATGTCTCGAAAGAAATCGGACACATTGGCACGTTTGAATTCCGGCATGAGCACACATGGGTCATGAAGGAACAGCTTGAAAAAGAGGCAGTCTAAATGGCATTGACCACCTACACCGAACTGAAGACATCGCTGGCCGATTGGCTTAATCGGTCTGATCTGACTTCAGTTATTCCTGACTTCATCAGTCTGGCTGAGTCACAAGTTGAGCGCCAGCTCCGCACGCGACAGATGATTGTGCGAGCTACAGCCACCATTGACACTGAGTATGGTGCTGTGCCTGGTGACTTCTTAGAAACCAAATCTCTAAAGCTCAACACAAATCCAGTTACATCATTGCAGTTTGAGACAATAGATTCATTAGATTCGTTATCTAATACAACCTATCTTTCATCTGGTAAGCCCTTGTACTTCACCATTGTCGGAGGACAGATCAGGGTGCTGCCTATACCTGATGGTTCATATACCGCAGAGTTGGTCTACTACGCTAAGTTGACAAAGTTGTCATCTACCAATACCACCAACTGGCTGCTGACTCAAGCGCCTGATGTGTATTTGTATGGCGCATTATTGCAGGCTGCACCATACCTACAAGACGATGCGAGAATCTCAGTGTGGTCTAGCTTGTATCAAGCTGGACTTGAACAGCTACAGATTGCTGATGATCGAGGTTCGACTTCTGGCGGTGCTTTGATGGCGCGTGCCAGATCTTTTGGATAAGGGAAAGAGATGTCATCATTTACCGACTACACAGAGAATTTGGTGCTGAATTATGTGTTCACCGCCAACGCTGTAACACGCCCAACAGCTTGGTATATTGGATTGTTCACTGCCGCGCCGTCTGACGCTGGTGGTGGCACTGAGGTGACCGGCAATGGCTATGCGCGTGTTGTGACAGGCACGCTGTCTGTCTCTGGTACTTCACCAACAAACTGCACCAATGACGCGGCCATTGAGTTTGCAGCGGCCTCTGGCGGCAATTGGGGAACGATCACACATATTGCCATTATGACGGCCATCACATCAGGAACAATGCTTGGGTGGGCTGCATTGACCACCAGCCGAGTCATTAATGATGGCGACATCTTGCGTATTCCTGCTGGCGATTTAGATATCACATTGACTTAAAGGTTTTATTATGGCCTTGGTGCTTAAAGATAGGGTCAAAGAAACCTCCACAACAACAGGTACAGGTACGTTCACCCTGTTGGGTGCATCTACTGGTTTCCAATCGTTTTCATCTATTGGAAACAGCAATACAACCTACTATGCAATTGCCTTGCAAGGCGGCTCTGAGTGGGAGGTTGGGATTGGCACATACACATTGTCAGGAACAACGCTTGCTAGAACAACCATCCTGGCATCGAGCAATTCTGGCTCTGCTGTCAATTTCTCTGCGGGAACAAAAGATGTGTTTGTCACACTCCCTGCGGATAAATCAATTGCTGGCAGCAATGGCGTATTGACCAATAGCTCTACTGTTTCATCTAATGTGACGATTGATACAGGCCAGAATGGCTTTTCTGTTGGTCCACTTACCATCAACAGCGGCGTTGTTTTAACTGTGGCATCTGGACAAAGGCACGTTGTTATATGAGTACGATCAGCGCATCAACCACAAGCACTACCGCATATAAAGTTACTGCGGATACAACAGGCGCACTTGTTCTTCAGACAGGTGCTACACCTACTACTGCAATGACTATTGGTACAGATCAAAGTGTGACATTAGTAGGAAGAACAACAAATCCAACAACTATTTCAGTTGGTAATGCAACACCATCAACAAGTGGTTCTGGCATTACTTTTCCCGCAACTCAATCAGCATCAACTGACGTAAACACGCTGGATGACTATGAAGAAGGTACTTGGACACCTAATATTGGCGGAACTGCCACATACGGAACTGTAATTGCGACATACACAAAAATTGGGGATACAGTAAGACTGTATTTTGATATTGCTATTTCAGTAATTGGAACTGGGTCTACTACTACGATGAGTGGAATTCCTTTTAACTGTATCTATAATGATGCTGGCGCTATTTCTTATTTTTCTACTTTAAATGTAAACGTCTATTTTATACAAGCGCAAATGTCAGGTGTAACTTGTTCCTTTCCCGGAACAACGGCTGTGTCTGCAACTATCAGTAACACAATGGCTATTTTTAAAAACGGCACAAGGATTCTTGGAACGGTCGTTTACAAAACTTCAACTTAAAGGATAAACCATGTCACTTACTAAAATAACCAACATAGATCAAATTACCGTGATTGAAAACGGTGTTGTTCTTTATCGTGAAGCAACACGCATCATGGAAGACGGCAACGAACTGAGCAAGACCTTTCACCGCAATAGTTTGGTTCCCGGGCAAGACCTCACAGGCATCCCTGCTAACGTAGTGGCAATCTGCAATGTGGCATGGACTGCTGAAGTAATTGCAGCTTATCAAGCTCAAATGGCAGCACAGGTGACAGCATGACAATTGTCCTAAACGGCACAACAGGAATTACAACTCCTACCACTAGCTCAACTGGAGAGTTTGTTACATCTGTTACAGGCTTCAAGAACCGCATCATCAATGGTGCAATGGTGATTGATCAAAGATATGCAGGTGCAAGTTTTACGCAAACAACTGCGACTGATACTGTTGTAGATAGATTTTTTGTGCAAGGTTCAATAACAAGTAAATTTACTGCTCAACAAAGTTCAACGACTACAACTGGTTTTAATAATTCATTTTTATTGACTTCTTCTGCCGCAACAACTCCAAGTGCTTCAGATTATTATTATTTTGGACAAAAAATTGAAGGACTCAATGTTTATGATTTAGCTTGGGGTACAGCATCAGCCGCAACAGTAACATTATCGTTTTGGGTTCGTAGTTCTTTAACAGGAACTTTTAGTGGCGCACTTTTAAATAGTGCGGCTAATAGAAGTTATGCTTTTACATACACAATCAATTCTGCTAACACATGGGAACAAAAATCTGTAACTATCGCTGGTGATACCAGCGGCACATGGTTGACAACCAATGGTATTGGAATAGTCCTTAGATTTGCTTTAGGTGCTGGTTCTTCATTTCTTCAATCTGCTAATTCATGGGGAACAGGAAATGTTGTGGGTGCAACAGGAACTACACAATGGATTTCTACCAGTGGCGCAACTTTCTACATCACAGGCGTACAGCTAGAAAAAGGCTCAACAGCAACTAGCTTTGATTACAGACCTTTTGGGACTGAGTTGTTGCTTTGCCAAAGATATTTTGAAAAAAGCTACGACACTTTTTCCCCGGTACCCACAAACACCACTCTAGGCAATCATGTTGGAATTGTAGATACCAATAGTCTGACTGCTATTGCCGCAAATATTAAATTTAGAGTAGAAAAAAGAACAAATCCAACTATGAATTTTTTCAAATACGATACAACCTCTGGTGTATGGGCAAAAAATTCAGACAATTCAAACACAGGAACAATAACTACCCCTTGGGGGATGGGTTCTACTGGCGTAGGAAGAATTGATAGCAGTACGGCATTGTCTTCTGGCGCTATGTATCACGGTCAATGGTCTGCAACAGCGGAGTTATAAATGTATAAGCTAATTAAACACCCCATCACAGAAGAAGTTACTGTTATTTTTCGCTTATCTGATAATGCAAACATACCAGTAGATGTAGCCAACACAGACTACCAAACCTACCTTGCTTGGCTTGCAGAGGGCAACGAACCGACTCCACCAGATGAGGTAACAAATGGCTAATATCATCAATGGTGACAATGGTGTAGTGAGTGGAACAGCAGGACTTAAAAGTTCTTCTGATGGAACAGGCATCCTTGCACTTCAGACAAATGGAACAACAGCAGTAACTGTTGATGCAAGTCAGAATGTGGGTGTAGGTACTAGTTCGCCAGCTTCAAAACTTGAAGTGGCTGGATATACAAATATTACAACAGGTGGAATTAAAGTAACTGGATCACAAACTGGATACACAAATGAAATTATTTTAGGTGACGCTACCGCAGCAGCTTCTTATGCAATCAGTACAACAGGCACTGGTACGCCTAATATGTTTTTTGACCATAGAGGTACAAGTAACACAGGTGCTTTTTACTTTAGAAATGGTACTACCGCCAGCACAGAACGTATGCGTCTTGACGGCAGCGGTGGGTTAATTCTTGCGGGGTCTACCGCACAAAAAGCAACAGGTACAACTTGGTCTAACCCATCTGACCAGCGTCTTAAAGACAACATTCGTGATTACATTAAAGGCACAACAGAGTTAATGCAAGTGCGTGTGCGTGAATGGGAATACAACGGCAAAGGTGGCACAACTGAAGGCATGAAAGGTCTTGGAGTTATTGCGGATGAAGTGATGACGGTGTTACCTGACACGGTTGAAAACTATGATGCTAAATTTAATGCTGATGATAAAGAAACCACAGCAATTAAGAAATTTGATGCCACAGAAATTACTTGGTTATTGGTTAAGACTGTCCAAGAACAGCAAGCTCTCATCACATCCCTGACAGCACGAATGACAGCACTAGAAGCAAAACCATAAGGATAAACAGTGTTTGGTATCTCAGCATTCTCAGCAGCACCTATATCTGGCTTGTCTGGAGGTGTTGTATATGATGCTGCGTCCACCATTGCATCCACCAGCGCGGCATCTTGCTATGCCATCAGATATGCCTTTGGTGGAGCTACTATTGTTGGGGTGAGTACGGTATCTGCAAATGGAGTCAGATATGCATTTGGCGCTGCACAGATCAATGCTGTATCAGCAATAACTGCATCCTCCAACAAGGTTTACTATGCAGCATCAAACATTGATGGCGTTTCAGACTTAACTGCCAATGCGGTACGTTATGCCATTACATCTTTCACCATAACTGCAAATTCAGAACTGAGCGCCAATGCGGTCTATAAGTGGAATAATGAGGCTGATACAGCAGAGGTATGGACAAGTCAGGATGACACTGCTGAGACATGGACTCAGGTTGCAGACACTGACAAGACTTGGGCAGATGAAGATGACACATCAGAGATCTGGACGGTGGTGGCTGATACAACTGAAACTTGGACGCAAACTTTACATTGAGGTGAAATATGGCTGATACCACAACAACAAATCTAGGGCTTGTCAAGCCAGAGGTAGGAGCTTCTTCAGATTCATGGGGGACAAAACTCAATACTGACATGGACACTATCGATGCGTTGTTTGATACTGGCGCATATCTAAAGGTTGCCAAAGGTGGCACAGGCGTTGGCACAATGGCCAATCTTGCGATTGAAATCGGCAAGTTGAACTATCCAGTTGGCTCGCTGTACTTCAACTCATCTGTGACCACAAACCCTGCAACATTACTTGGATTTGGTACATGGACTGCATTTGGCGCCGGACGCGTACCAGTTGGATATAACGCAAGCAACGCGCTGTTTGACGCGCTTGAAGAAACTGGCGGTAGTGCAGACGCTGCTCTTCCAAGCCATACTCACACAGCTACTTCAACAGTTACTGATCCTGGACACTTCCATTCATATACACAACCATCACCCGGATCATTGGTTGCTAATATTAATGGAACAGGTGCTGGCGCTGTTTCTGGTAATACAGGATCAAAAACCACAGGCATCACAGTGGCAACATCAAATAGTACAGAGGGTGTAACTGCAACAAACGCAAACTATCAGCCATATATCACCGTGGCAATTTGGAAGCGCACAGTATGAGCGATGTTGAAAAAGATCACGCCGTTCATGTTGCGGTATGCAGTGAACGATACGCCGCCATTGAGAAAGCCTTTACCGAAGGCGACAGGCGCATGACGCGCATAGAGTATTTGCTCTATGTGGTGATCGGTTCGGTGCTGTTAGGACCAGGCTTTGTTGGCGTGATCGTCAACAAATTGATAGGGGCATGAAATTGATCCGATCACGCTGTGCCTTATGGCCGCGGGCATCTGCAAGCAGATAACGGCTGGCTGTGAGCTGTACCGTGAATGCAAAACGCAGTTTGTTGAAATAAAGAAGACAGCGGATCAGGTTGTTGAAGTTGGTAAAGAGTTGCAGGGGTTCTGGAGACAGTTACTGCAATTCTTTGCAGGCAAGCCAAAACAAAAGCAACAACAGCAAGCAAAGCCAGCAGCAAAGAAGAAAGAGAAGTTTGTTGAGGTAGACGAGGAAGCAATACTGAATGACGTTGTAGATCAGCTAATTCAGTTTTTCCATATCCAGCAGCAGCTCGCAGACCACATCCGATCTGAGGAGGAGAAATCTAGAACTGTCTATGACCCTACCCAGAATCACTTTGAGGCCGCCATCAAGCGTGTGAGGGCGCAGGATCAGATGCAAAAATTGGTGGAAGAGATTCGGATGGCGATGACATGGAACGCACCGCCGGAACTAGGTGCTCTGTACTCTAAGGTCATGGATATGCATGAGATTGTTGGCGTAGAGCAGGAGGCAGCTAGGCTGGCGCAGGAGGCTAAAGCAAAGAGGGCAAGATGGCAACGTCAACAAAGAGAGGCCAGCCAGCGGTTAAAGGTGGGGCTAAGCGTCCTGACCCTTATTCTTATCCTATACCTGTGGCTGCTACTGTTTTTCGTGACGAAACAGAGGATCACATGATGGGGGCGATGGGATGGTTATTTGCCGTAATTCTTGTGGCGTTCTTTTTGCCCTTGGGCGCATTTCTTTATCTTGACATCTTGGAGACTAAAAATGAAACCAAGAAAATGCTAGAAAAGATTGAGAGAATAGAGAGACGAATAGAAAGGAAAACCCGTGACAAAGAGCCTGATTCTATTAATCACAATCCTGTGTTTGACCGGCTGCGAAGACAGATTTCGCTACCCATGCCAAGACCCAACAAACTGGAATAATGCAGAGTGCAAGCCGCCAATCTGTACAGCTACAGCGACTTGTCCTGAGATGCTTGTG